GCAACCGGAGCCGAAGGGCAATGGATTGATGGTGATAATATAAGATTTAGATATGGAGAACCTGAAAAAATAGGTGGTTGGCAAGAATTAGTTAATAAAACTCTTGCAGGACCAGCTCGTGATCAACTTACATGGACTGCATTAGATGGTAAAAAATATGCAGCTATTGGCACTTCTAAACTATTAGTTATTTATTATCAGAGTCAATTCTTTGATATTACACCCCTTGGCACGGCTTTAACTTCTTGTACATTTAATACCACCAATGCCTCAACAACAGTAACTGTTAATAAGGCAGGTCATGGTTTAGAGGTTGGTGATTATATTACGTTTTCAAGTGTTACTGCTCCTACAGGATTTGTGGCAGCTGATTTTACAACAAATACTTTTGAAGTTAAAACAATTCCAACATCAGGAACTTTTACAGTAACAATGGCAGTTGCATCATCAGGCACTGCCTCTAGTTCTGGTTCTGCAACTGTAAATCCATACATTATTATTGGACCAACTTTTCAAACACCTGCCTATGGTTATGGTACGGGATACTTTGGTGGAACTATTCCAACTTCAGTTACAACATTACTAGATGGAGCAATTGATAATGTGGTTACAACAATTACTGTAGATTCCACAGCCTCGTTTCCCGCCTCTGGTCGAATAGATATTGATACAGAATTAATTACGTATTCTGGTAAAACTGCAACTACCTTTACAGGTTGTGTCAGAGGTGCAAATGGATCAACGGCTGCAGCACACGCAGATAATGCAGTAGTAACTAATGCAACAGATTGGGTTGATTGGGGTGAAGAATCAAATACTGCAGGTGTAACTCTTGCACCAGGATCCTGGTCGCTCGATAACTTTGGACAGATTCTTGTTGCAACAATTAAGAATGGTCAAACATTTACTTGGGATCCATCAGTTGCAGGTGCAACATCAACACGAGCAACAGTTGTATCAGGTGCACCAACAGCATCAGTAATGAGTATTGTATCTGATAGAGATAGACATTTATTCTTGATGGGAACAGAGACAACTATTGGAACGCCATCAACACAAGATCCAATGTTTATAAGATTTTCAAATCAAGAAGACATTAGTAATTACACTCCAAAAGTTACCAATACTGCAGGAACATTTAGACTAGATACAGGCAACGAGATTATAGGAGCTATACAAGGTAAAGATTATATCTTTGTACTTACTGATGTAGCAGCATATGTTATTCAATTTGTTGGTCCTCCATTTACATTCTCCGTTAGACAAGTTGGAACAAACTGTGGTTGTGTAGGTCAACATGCAATGGTGTTTGCCCAAGGTGCAGTGTTTTGGATTGGATTTGGTGGTGGATTTTTTGTCTATGATGGAACTGTAAAACAATTACCATCACTTGTAGAAGACTTTGTATTTAATGATACCGGAGATAATTTAGGATTTAATTTTAATGCAGGTCAAATAACTTATGGTTATCATAACTCTTTATATAACGAAGTAGGTTGGAACTATGCAAAAGCAGGATCAACACAGGTTGATAGAAATGTAGTTTACAATTATCTTGAAGGAACTTGGACAACAGGTTCTTTGGCGAGGACAACTTATGTAGATGCAGAAGCTTTTGATTTACCTTATGCAACAGAATTTTATTCAACTAATACTCCAACGTTTCCAACTATCAATGGTATAAGTAATTTAGTTGGAGCAACTAAATACTGGGAACATGAAAAGGGTGTTAACGAAGTATCTGCAACAGGTGTTAAAACATTAATTGCTTCTTTCATAACATCTGGAGATTACGATATATCAGAACAAGGACTTGCTGGAGATGGTCAATTTATTATGCGTGTAAAACGATTCATTCCAGACTTTAAAGGTTTAGAGGGTAATGCAAAAATAACTTTGTTCTTTAGAGATTATCCAGCCAACTCAAATTCAACACCTTCTACTACACCTCCAACTATTACGGGGCCATTTACAATCACATCTTCAACTGATAAGATAGACACTCGTGTTAGAGGAAGACAAGTAAGTTTAAAAATAGAGAACGATGCAATAGATGAAACGTGGAGATATGGAACTTTACGTTTAGACATTGAAGCAGGAGGAAGACGATAATGGCAAAGATTACAGCATACATACCAGAACCTACAGATGAGTATGATGTAAATAATCAAAGACAAATTTTAGAATCAATTAATACGCTTAAGGATCAATTAAATTTTTCTTTTCAAAAAGAAATAAAAGATGAACTACAAGCTTTTAGCTGGTTTATATTTAGTGGACCTGGATCGTAAATGGCAATCTTTTTTAAAAATCAAGGTTATGATTTAACCACAAGTAATTTAACTACAGTGTTAAATATTAACACATCTAGCGTTGCAATAATAAAAGAAATATCTGTAGCCAATGATGATAATTCAGCACATAAAGTAGATTACTTTTTTCATGACGTATCTACATCAACTTCCTATAAATTTTATCACACCAACGCTGCTGCTAATTCACATGATAATGCAGTGCATAATGCTTTAGTATTAGAAGAGGGTGATTACTTACAATTTCAAGCTGACACTGCAAACGCTATATCTGGACAAATATCTTTTGCTCTGTTAACAAGAACTGGAGAAAATGGATAATTTACCAAAGATAGAATGTATTACAGAAGAAATAATTAAAAATAAAAAAACTGGATACATCTATAAAAATGAAGATGAATTAAAAATGGATCTAACTGTTAAACCAGAAGATATACAAAGAGATATTTCTGTTAAGATAAGTCCAGAAGGTTTAAGTTTAATGCAAAAGATAATGAGTAAAAAATGAATCCAAGAGGTGGAACGGAACTTCAAATGGAGTTTCTAGAAAGATATGTAAAGAAAGAGTTATTAGATAAAGTTCAAATAACAACATCTGTACCAGAAAAGATACCTTTAGATCCATCAAAGGTTAATATTCTTTGGCAACAAAATTCATACGATCAACCTAACTTAGTACCTTGGTTTAAGAATAAAAATAATCATGACAAGTATGATTGGTATGTATTCAACTCACATTGGTCCTATGAAAAATATAGAATGATGTTTGATGTTCCAACTGACAAGTCTGTAGTTATAAAAAATGCAGTTGATAAAATTGAGCCTAGCAAACTAGATTATAAAAAAGGTGATCCTATTAAATTAATTTACACCTCAACTCCTTGGAGAGGATTGAATGTATTACTTGCAGCTATGCAGTTAGTTGAGAATCCACTTATTCAATTAGATGTTTATTCATCTACACAAGTATATGGAGATCAATTTAAATCAGCCAATGATGATAGATATAAAGACTTATACGAACAAGCAAAAGTATTAAAGAATGTAAACTACATAGGTTATAAACCTAATGAGTTTATAAAAGATAATTTAAAAAATTATCATATGTTTGTTTATCCAAACATATGGGAAGAAACATCTTGTATTGCAGCAATAGAGGCAATGGCTGCTGGCCTTTATTGTATTACCACAGACTATGGAGCTTTATTTGAAACATGTGCAGAGTTCTCTGCTTATGTGCCTTACGAACAAGATTTTGTAAAACTAGCTAAAACATTTGCATCTACCATTGATGCAGCTGCAATTCAATTACATGAAGAATATGTTAAACAGCATTTACAATTTCAAATAAGTTATGCAAACAGATTTTATTCCTGGGAGTTAAGAAAAAATTATTGGAATAAATTTTTAGAAGGAGCAATCAATGCAAGATTCAAGTAAACCTATTTGGTTTAAAAAAGTAGACGAAGAAAATAAAACAGTTGTTAATCTAGGAAAACCTACTACTAGAATTTATGTGGCAACACCTGTGCATAGTGAATGCTCTATTCATTACACACAGTCTTTATTAAAGTTTCAACAATGTTGTATCATGAACAATATCATGGTTTCATTTTCACTATTGAAATCATCTTTAGTTACACAAGGTAGAAATCTTTGTGTATCTAATTTTTTATCAGAACCTACTAATCCAACTCATTTATTATTTATAGATTCAGATATTGAATTTAAGTTTGACACCATCATGCAACTATTGAAATTTGATAAAGAAGTAATTTCTGTTCCTTATCCAATGAAGTGTATTAATTGGGATCAGATATGGAATAGAGTAGAACAAAAGGTTGTAAAAAATAAAGATCAACTTATGAGAGCTGGACATACGTTCCCAGTAAAGATGGATAAAATTATGGATCCGGTAACTAAAAGAGTTACTATCAATAATGGTCTAGTTGAACTATCGCATGCACCAACAGGATGTATGTTAATTAAAAGACAAGTATTTGATAAAATGATTAAAGCTTATCCAGAAGATTTTATCGATCAACCAACCATTATAAATGGAGAAGCGAGGACTAGTAAATTTATGTACAATTTTTTTGATACTGTGCATGACAAAACTAGTAAAAAATATTATGGAGAAGATTTTGGTTTCTGTAAGAAGTGGACTGAAATAGGTGGCAAGTGTTATGGCTATATTCAGTCAGATATAACTCATGTAGGAGAATATCAATATACTGGTAAATTAATGGACATTCTAGAGAAGGTGTCCTAAAATCATTGACGATTGAAATAAAAACAAGTAAAGTATAAGATTTCCAGGA